TCCTGTGGTACCTATTCTATATTTAGAATTTGAGCAACCTGTGAGTATCGTGGTAAGTGATTTAGCTTTGAATTGATGTGCTTCATCGCCCAAAACAAAATCAAATTGTTCAAAGTATTCTACAGGATTTTTGTATATAGATTGCCATGTGGTGATGGTTAAGAAATTGTTGGTGTGTTTATCTTTACCTGAATATTGACGATGACAATATCTGTCAGAATCATAACCATAGGATTTAAAATCAGAAAACATTTGTTCAACCAATGATGTAGTTGGAACAATCAGTAAACCTTTTTTAATACCAGATGCTTGTAGATAACGAACAATTAAATAAAGTATAAGTGATTTACCTGAAGCTGTTGGTGATAGTAACAGTATTCTTTTATTTCGGATAGCGTGTATAAAAGATTTTAATTGATAATCACGAACTTCATGTGGAAGTTTTAATGTCTTAATAAATTCTTCAGCTTCTACCACAGATAAAACTTCGGTAGATGTAACATCTGAATCTATCTCAAGTTTATAATCTCTTTCTTGGCAAAACTTTTGTATATAAGGAACTAGACCATGATATATGGTAAAGTTGCGTAAGTCCGCCAGTCTTATTTTTCCATCCCAAAGCCTACTCTTATAAGCTGGAACGAATTGATATCCAGGAACAAAAAATGTAAAGTAATCACTCAACTCTTGTGCGATATTTCGTTCACACTCAAACTGAATAAAAACTTCATTCTTTTTATGGAGTATTAAATCAGACACCTTGTATGAATCTTTCCCATGCTATAAAATCTCTCAATTGGAATGTTCTGCTATTTAATTCTTTGAGTATTGAACCACATACATCTACGATTTCTTCGTGCATAGCCTTTTGAGCTAAACGAGTATTGATGTCAGTATCAGCTTCAATATAATTATTAACTTCAGCCTTTAAGACATAAGGAAATGGTTCCCAACCATACTGTTTTAATTGGTCTTCATCAAGTTTACCTGTATAGTATTCCCATTTCAAAACTCTCATCTTATTCAATTTGAATTCAGCTTCTTTTGCAAGCAGACGATGTTTTGAAAGTATGTTTAAATACTTACTATGTAATTTAGGTATATCTAATAACGCTTTGCCAGGTTCCGTTCTATCTATATCAGAATCCTTGCGCCACATTTCTAATAATTCTTCAAGTTGTTTCATATAGTTGCTATCCTCCTATTTCAAGGATACATCACTTCCACTAAGTTGTCAAGCGTTTTTTAGAATAATTTCTCTACATCAAAGTAACTATACCGAAATGTAGCATCAGCTGTAATTATGGTATCTGGCGAATCTGTCGCACTCATTACAAAGGTAGAAAGAGTAGTTGGAAATACATCATAGAATCTGAAATTATAATATGGTGTATTTGATGATGAGAGTAATGTAATAGTTGCATCAGAGTATTGTGGTTTTACTGTCGGTATATTTGTTGTGTATCTGTTTAATCTATCTAATTTTTTATATTCTTCAAATTCTTTAGGGAAAGTCATAGCACGGATCCAATCGTGAATCTCAAGCCATGATTTCAATTCTTCATCAACGATAAAGGTGATGTTTAACAAATCATAAATTGCCTTTTCGCCAGGAACATAGACATCAACAAACGGAGTGGTTTGTGGAACTTCAGACATTGAAATACCAGGCACACTTAAAGATTGGCAAAAGTACCTGACATTAGGTGACCGACCAAAGTTTAATTGATACTTGTTTGGCTGTAGAAAATTAGGATTTGTTGGGTTACGATTGATTGCTGTCATAATGCTTTATTTATGCTCAAAAAAAAGAGGACTCTTTTTAGGGAGTCCTCTTTGAGATTTACTACTTTTCTAGTCTTTTATTATAGTTATAATTATAAGACTTTTAGATTACATTAAGTTTGCAATCTTGAACGCACGGTAGTAGTTGTTAGACAACACATTCAATGCGCCATTACCTTGTGTAGTACCTTCTGCAAATGGATTAGCAACTAAACCGTAACGAGTTTTGAAGCCAATTTTTGGTTGGAAGTTGTTTGTGTCAACTGCACGAACCATTTGTAAAGGAACATATGGGCAGTAGAATAAACCTGCGTCATAAGCGTTTGAACCTTTGTAACCAACAACTGCATATACACTTTGATACGACCGAAGAGAGTACCAGCAAATGTATTGCCTGTATCATCAACTGTCAAGTTTACATTTGATTGTAAAGCTGAATTGTAGTCAAGGATACCAGCCATTGCTAAAGCAGATGCAACATCGCTTGAGCAAATCATAACATTACCTTTACCTCTACGAGTTGTTTTAGCAATCGTATTAGCTTCTCTTTCAATTTGGAATGCTAAACCTTTAACTTTTTCAACCATCCAACGACCGTTAGAATCAGTATCAAGGTCAAATCTACCAACTGCTGTAGTACCTACTGCACAACCTGTTTTAGCTGTACCGTAGATTGTTCTAACAACTTCACGGTTGATTTCAGCAAGAATTTCAGCAGACAAGATGTTTGCTAATTCTGTTTCTGCATCTAAACCATGAACTGCTTTAAGGTCTTGTGCTAACTCAATTGAGTATTCAGCTTTAAGAGCTCTTGTTTTAGCAGTAACAGTTACTTTCTCAATTGAGAATGCCATTTCTTGGAATGTTAAATCTTCAGCAGTAGCTGTTGCCATTGCTGTGCAAGCAGCTGCGTTACCAACAAATGTGTTAGCAGTAGAAGCACCAACTGCAAGAGCTGTTTGTGTGCCTAGAGTACCACCAAAACCTGTGTTAGCTTCGTTATAGAAAGCTTCAACTGCGCCAGCAGTCACATTAGATGTGCTATATGATGAACGCATAGCGAAGATTAAACCAGTTGGGCCTGTCATTGGTTGAACACCGCACACATCGTATGCGATTAAGTTCGGTAATGAACGGCGAACTAAACTGATTAAGATTGGGTCAATGGGTCTTTAATTGCAGGTAAGTCAGGATGGTCAAGAACACCTTCCCACTTTTTCTGTAAATTTTCGGACAAATACATTTTTATCTCCTAGTTAAATACTAATTAAATTTTTGTTTTACTAATTGCGTTTGATACTGCAGCTACAAATGGGTCATTGATGACTTTCTTTTCGCCTTCAGCATCTTCAACTGTTTCGTTTAGTTGTGATTCATCTGCTTTTTTAACACCAGATGGGAAATAATTCTCACGAATTGTTTCAAGTTTGTTTTTGTATTCGTCCTCTGTGGAGAATTCAACACTCTCTGCGAGTGATTTGATTTTTTCAACTTGAGTTGCTGTGAGACCTTCACATACTTCACGAGTTACTTCATTTTTGCGTGACTCAACAAGAGCTTTTTTGAACTCTACACCACGCTCAATTTCTTCGTTTAACTTAGCTTCAAGTTCTTCAACTTGGCCAGCTAATTCATTTCGTTGTCTGCCATCCATTGTTCAACAACATAAGAAAGGTAATCATCTACCTTCTCTGTTAAGTCGTTACGAACAGATGAGATTGCTTCTTCAAGCATGTCAGCATATTTGCCTTCAATTTCTTCTTGAATTTGTGAAACACGGTCATTAACACGAGCTTCAAAAATTGTAGAAACTTTAGATTTGAAATCTTCAGAAATTGTAGAATCGTCAGCAAAAAGGGCATCAATGTCCTCTTTCATCTTTTTCTTCATTTCTTCTTTTTTATCCATGTGAGAAATTTCTGCAATTACTTCAACATCTTCTTGTTCTGCTTCTTCTTGTTTAGGTGAAGCATCGGATGGTTTAGTTGTTGGTGCAGTAGCAGATTTAGCTGCTTTAGCGCCGTCAACTTTATATTTGTCATAGATGTCGCCACCAGCTTTATTAGCGCCTACATCTTGTTTTGGGCCACCTAGGTCTACGACCTGTGTGTCCACTTTGTGCATTGGTTCAGCGGGTGCGGATTGTTTGCTTGACGCAAGGGCTTCAGCAGCTGCTTCCATGAGTTTATTTGTTGCCATTAGGAATCTCCTTATGATTTCTTATTTATAAAATTAAAGTTTTCTGAGGTAATTTTCAAACAGTTTTAAGGCTACTTCTTCAATTTGTTTTGAAGATGCCTTGCGAATTTGCGATTTTGCACGGTCAAAGTCAGCTTCTACAAACTTGCCTTCAATAAACATCCATTCTTTATTTTCCATGATGCCATTTACAAAGGCACCCGGTGCTGATGGATCCGCAACAATGTCTGCCGCTGTTGCTAATTTTAGGTCATCTTGGACAAGGTTATAACCTTCTTTAGTTGTAACTACTGAACCAAGAGCTCTTGAAGATACACCGATACTTACATCATTGTCAATAAAGTTTTTAACGATTTGACCGTATGGTGTTTCAAGGATCAGAGCTTTACCATAGAATGTATTACCATCTTCTGATAGTGATACAATCTTATGAGAAACTCTTTCAAGATTGATTGATGGTGTGTCAGGATGGCCTAACTCACCTAATGCACGATTCGTTTTAATATATTCTTCGTTGTAACGATTTACCTCACCACGGAGAGTATCCATTTTATACATTCTGTTATTACGATTAACAGTATCACCTACAAGGAAAGTACCTTCAATATAAAGATGCTTTTTACCGTTTTCAGAAGCCTCTGTGATGTATTTTACATTTTCTACGGTTTCTCTAATAAGTTTCATTTTTAGAATCCTGTTAATGGTGTTGCATAAGTTGTTTCTTTTGATACTTCTAATACTAATGTACCGCCGGTATTAACTGTAATCACAATAGACGAAGTGCTATTGTTTGCAATTGAATAACCATAATCGTCAAGGCGCATTTCACCTGCACTATGTAAAGAGGCAATTGGCACAGAATTTCGGACAATTTGAATATTGCCGTTTGTTGACCAATTCAATCTTTTAATGTTTGCAGCTGTTACAGTTTCATTAGCATTTGCAGCTAAGTTAGCTAAAGCAACCGTAGTTGTACCTGTTCCTTCAACACGAATAATTGAAGAACTTCTTATAGTGTTAATAATTTCAAATGGCATTTTATTTTAGTCCTAATCCGGCTCTTCTTCGCATAGACATCTTTCGTTTTATTAATGTCCTACGAAGTTTTGCTCTTCTAGTTGTTTTCCATGACCGTTTTAATAAACGGGCTTTTCTAATTCTTGTTGTTGCTGGTATTCGTCTAACGGTGTTACCTGATACACGATACCCTTTTATACCTGAACGCCTTCTGTTCTTTTGAACAACAATTCGCCCTTTAGCATTTCTTCTGATTCTACGGCGAATCTTTTGAATTCTTCCCATCTTAATAATGTTGGGATTACGGCGAGTAGCTTCTTCAAGCTCTTCTGCCTCTTCAAATCTGTCCGCTGCTACATATCGCTTAGCACTTTCTATACGCTCTGCGACCATTTCATCAAGACGGTCAAATAATACTTTTTTTGCTTCGTCTAATTTGTTCTGTAATATTAAATCAACAAAACTTATCACTTCATGTTTTTCCATGAAAACTCTGCTGCTTTTTGTAGATGATGGTGTGACTTACCAACCATGTCTGCAAATTTCTTTTTATTCTCATCGTTCAAGTTTTTATGAACGGTAAGAATCGCATGAGCGGTTTGCACATCAATCTTACTTGAAGTTCCGTCACTATGTTTTACTACACCATGCTGTTGATTATCTTTAATCTTTTGCAGCTCAGCCATAGCACCTTCATTGATGGTATTTATACCGCTTTCAAAATCTTCTGCCTGTATGTTGGCATCAACACCAGGACCATATGGAACACTAAAGTATTTGTTTATTTTATTATTATAATAAAGAGCGACCTTTTCTCCGTTTGGATATAAACGAATGGCCTTTCTCTTTAATACCAACACAAATGGTGGATCATTTGGGTTCATAGCTTCATCAAGCTCTTCATATTCTTCACGAACCACTTGTTTCGTTTTTTGGAACAACTGTTTATTTGTAATTAAATCAGTCATTCTCATAAAGAGCATTTGTATTAATGCACGGTCAGCTGGGTTGAAATTTGGTTTTTCTTCGCCCATTTTACCCAAAATACGATGAATTCTTTGTATTTGAGATTTGTTTGCTAAACCAGCTCGTACCAATGTGTCAAATTTGGAGTAGTCTTGCTTCTCCTCTTCAACGATTGGTTCTTGTTTGAACTCTCTTAAAAGTTTCATGCTTCTACTGGAGTATCTTCCGTATTTTGAACTTCAATATCGCCCATTTGAACGCCATTAATTTCATTAGCATCCAATACTTCAATATCTACTTGTTCTTCGTCTTGGTTTTGTTCTACACCACCAAAGGCTGATTTAGCAATTTCAATCTTACGATTTTCAAGTGCTTCAAAAGCTTTAGCAGATAAAATATCTGTTAGTGTGTCTTTAGCTTGAGCGGCTTCGCCAGCTGCAAGTTGGTCAATAAATTGTGATGTTTCCATAATTTTCTCCGTTAATTTCTATTTATGCTACTATACTTTTCCACATCAGCATCAA